TGTTTTACAAATTGTTTTTGAGGATATGCCTGATGTTATTAAAAGAAAACATTTGGCTTGTTGGTCAGGAATTGATTTAAATGATTTAGCAGAAAGAAAAGAAGAAGTCTTAGCTAAACATAAAGAAGTTACCTCAAATAGAACTAACGACCTTAGAATTAGAAAGTTTACATCAGAAGGAGTTACAATGCAAACAATCAAATCGTTTGTTAGACATGAAATTTCTACAGGATTTAAACCTGACATGATTGTTTTAGATTATATTGATTGTGTTGAATCCACAAGACAATATAGTGATGAATGGTCTGGTGAGGGTAATGTAATGAGAGGTTTTGAATCAATGTTAAGTGAGTTTAGTTTGGTAGGATGGACAGCCGTTCAAGGTAATAGAAGTTCAATCAGTGCTGACGTTGTAACAGGAGACCAAATGGGAGGTTCAATTAAGAAAGCTCAAATAGGACATTTTATTATGTCGATAGCGAGAACCTTACCACAAAAAGAATCAGGAAGAGCTACAATAGCTGTTTTAAAATCACGTTTTGGACGTGACGGGGTTGTATTCGAAGATTGTACTTTCGATAACGGAAAAGTTCATATAGACACAGAAACGCCTCAAACCTTTTTAGGATATGAAAAAAACCAAGAAGTTAAGAAAGAATCTCACACCCGAGAAAGAATACAAAGAGCAAAAGAGTTACTAAAACAAAATAATAATTAATAAAAATTTTTAAACATGGAATTGTCGAGTAAATTACTTTCGGACATTACTGTCTATATGAAGTACGCAAAATATATCCCCGAATTAAATCGTAGGGAAACATGGGAAGAATTGGTGACAAGAAACAAAGAGATGCACCAAAAGAAATTCCCACAATTAAAAGAAGAAATTGAAAAGGTTTACAAACTTGTTTATGACAAGAAAGTTTTACCTTCAATGAGAAGTTTACAGTTTGGTGGTAAACCCATCGAAATTTCTCCAAACAGAATTTACAATTGCGCTTATATGCCAATTGACCACGTAGATTCTTTTTCTGAAGCAATGTTCTTATTGTTAGGTGGGACTGGAGTTGGATACTCAGTTCAAAAACACCACGTAGAAAAATTACCTGAAATCAAAAAACCAAGTTCAAATAGAACAAGAAGATATTTAATTGGTGACTCTATCGAAGGATGGGCTGATTCAATCAAAGTATTATTAGAGTCTTATTTTGGAGCCAAGTCATCAACACCTATTTTTGATTTTTCCGATATTCGTCCAAAAGGAGCTCGTTTAGTTACTTCAGGTGGTAAAGCCCCAGGACCTCAACCTTTAAAAGATTGTTTACATAACATTAAAAAAGTATTAGATAACAAAGAAGATGGTGACAAACTTAAACCGATTGAAGTACATGACATTGTTTGTTATATCGCAGATGCAGTACTTGCAGGTGGTATTCGTAGAGCAGCTCTTATTAGCTTGTTTTCTGCTGACGATGATGAAATGATTTCTTGTAAATCAGGAAATTGGTGGGAATTAAATGCACAAAGAGGTAGAGCTAATAACTCAGCCGTATTAATGAGACATAAAGTTACTAAAGAATACTTTATGGATTTATGGAAACGTATTGAATTATCTGGAGCTGGTGAACCTGGTATTTACCTTTCTAATGATAAAGATTGGGGAACTAATCCTTGTTGTGAAATTGGGTTAAGACCATACCAATTCTGTAATCTTTGTGAAGTTAATGCATCTGATATTACTTCCCAAGAAGATTTTGAAGAAAGAGTTAAAGCAGCATCTTTCATTGGAACTCTTCAGGCAGGTTATACAGACTTTCATTATCTTCGTGATGTATGGAAACGTACAACTGAAAAAGATGCCTTAATTGGTGTAGGAATGACTGGTATTGGGTCTGGTGTTGTATTAGGTTATGACATGAAAAAAGGAGCTAAAGCGGTAAAAGAAGAAAACGAAAGAGTAGCTGGTTTATTAGGTATTAACAAAGCAGCAAGAACTTCTACGGTTAAACCTTCAGGAACTTCTTCATTAGTTTTAGGAACTTCATCAGGTATTCACGCTTGGCATAATGACTATTACATTCGTCGTATTCGTGTTGGTAAGAATGAGGCCATTTACACATACCTTTCAATCTATCACCCTGAATTAGTTGAAGATGAATATTTCCGTCCACATGATACAGCAGTAATTTCTATTCCACAAAAGGCACCTGAAGGAGCTATTATGAGAACAGAATCAGTATTCCAATTATTGGAACGTGTAAAAAAAGTTTCTACAGAATGGGTTAAAGCAGGGCATAGAGGTGGTTCAAACACACATAACGTATCAGCAACAATTTCGGTTAAAGAAAATGAATGGGAATTAGTTGGTGATTGGATGTGGGAAAATAAAGATTCTTATAATGGTCTTTCGGTATTACCTTATGACGGTGGAACTTACACTCAAGCACCTTTTGAAGATTGTACAAAAGAAACATACGATAACTTAATGAAAAGTTTGAAAGATGTTGATTTAACAAAAATCATTGAATTAGATGACGATACTAATTTAAGTGGTGAATTGGCCTGTTCAAACGGAGCTTGTGAAATTAAATAATTACGTATGGAAATTAAATGGGGGCCTGACATAACTTTAACACAACAAGTATTGTTGGCTTTGTACGAAATACGTAAAAAAAATGGATAAAATAAAAACCCTCTTCGGAGGGTTTTTTAATGCAATAAACTTTACACTTTAGATTTTATTTTTTGGTGGTAAATTTCATGGATAGATATTTATAGATACAATGGCACAAAAAAATTACATAAATATTCAATTTCCATTTCAAGACGACCCAGATGGTAAGTTTTTGAAAATGAATACCGATGCCAAACAGGCAATAAAATCAGATTTAGTTCATTTATTATTAACAAACAAAGGAGAAAGATTGTACCTACCAAGTTTTGGGGCCAATCTAAGACAATATCTTTTTGAACCAAACGACGAGATATCCGCTAATGCTATCAGAACAGAAATAAATAATGCAATCAAAGAATTTATACCCAATTTACAAGTTACCCAATTAACAGTTACACCCTCAGAGGATAACATACACACTACAGTCGTTAAAATTGATTATGTTGTAACTATTTCAGCGTTACAATCATCAGACTTTGTAGTACTAGAATTATAAAATTATGGCAGAAAAAAAAATAAATTACTTCGCGAGAAATTTCTTAGATGTAAGAACTGAATTAATAAATTATGTAAAACATTTTTACCCAGAATTGTATCAAGACTTTAATGATGCTTCTATTGGTACAATGTTAATTGAATTAAATGCTGCTACGGCTGACATGTTATCGTACCACACTGATAGAATGTTTACCGAAACTCAAATAGACTACGCTCAAGAAAGAAGGTCTATTATGAATATAGCTAGAACTTTAGGTTTAAAAGTACCTGGTAAACGTTCTTCTATCACTTTAGTGGATTTTTCTGTTACTGTCCCAGTGTTTGGTGATACATTTGATATTAGATACGCACCTATAATTAAATTTGGAGCTCAAGTTGTTGGTGGAGGCCAAACATTTGAAACTTTAGACGATATTGATTTTTCTTCACCATACTCCGCAGGAGGTATACCTAACAGATTAATTATCCCTGTTATAAACGCTAATAACCAAATTACAAATTATACTTTAGTTAAAAGAGAAATTGTTAGTAATGGGGTGACAAAAGTATTTAAAAAAGTTTTAGGCCCAAACGATTCGATACCTTTTTTAGAAGTTATCCTACCAGACAACAACGTAGTTTCAGTTGAACAGGTTATAACAAAAGACGGCACCACATTCAATACAAACCCAACAACATCGGAATTTGTTAACCCTAATATAAGATGGTATGAAGTAGACTCTTTAGCGGAAGATAAAATTTTTATTGATGACCCAACAAGAAGTACAGACAACAGTGGTATAATGCCGGGTAAATGGATGCCTGTTACAAGAAAGTTTATTAAAGAATATACAGATACGGGTTTTTGTAAAATGACCTTTGGTTCTGGTTTTTCTGACAAACAATATTTACAAAGTTATACAAATGACCAATACATCTTACAAATAGCTAACTTTTTTAATAGTACGGCTTTGGGTGAGATACCTAAACCTAACACAACTTTATTTATTAGATATCGTGTTGGTGGTGGAGCTGGAGCAAATATTGGGTCTAACACTATAAACTCAATTGGATTTACTGAAATGGTCATAAATGGACCTACAGCCACAAATAATCAGGCGGTTAGAAATTCATTAAGAGTTAATAATCCTGTTCCAGCTTTTGGTGGTGCTGATGATCCTTCTATAGAAGAAGTTAGATATATGACAAAATATAATTTTGCGTCACAAAATAGAGCTGTAACTATTAAGGATTATGTAGCAACTATTTTTAAAATGCCAGGAAAATTTGGTGTTCCTTTTAGGATGCAAGTTGCTGAGAATCAAAACAAAGTTGAGTTTGCTATTTTAGGTTTAGATTCCACAGGTAAGTTAGACAATTCATCAACAAACACTTTAAAAGAAAATATGGCCACATGGTTAGCTGATTATAGAATGATAAATGATTATGTTTTAATTAGAGATGGTAAAATAATTAATCTAGCATTTCAAATAGATTTATATACAGATAAAGCATTCAACCAAGGAGAAATTGTTAATAATACTATTAATACGGTTAAGGACTATTTTGATATTAAAAAATGGCAAATGGGACAAAACATATTCATGGCTCAATTAGTCGAGGCGGTCAATAATGTTGCAGGTGTCTTAAACGTTGTTGATATTAAAATTTTTAATAAAGTTGGTGGTAACTATTCCGCTAATGCAACATCACAAGCTTATACAGACCAAATCACAAGAGAAATTGATTTAACATCTGATTATGTGTTGTTTGCTGAGTATGACACAATGTTTGAAATTAAATTCCCAAGTAGTGATATTAAAGTTAGAACTAAATCTTAATGATGGATATAAATAGTTTTACAAATTTAATTGGTAGTGCTAGGTATAAACTAGCACAAAACACTAATACTAATATACAGTTAGGGTTGGAGGAAAAGACTAAACCCCTGACTGAATACGATATTATAGATATAGTCAACCAATACCAAGTTTTTTTAGACGAAAGAGAAGCTTCTAAAAAATATAGGTTCAGTGGGAAATTCAATCTTTATACATCTAATGTTTTGTCACCCAACTCAACTGCATATGTAAACGGAAAATATAATGATTCAGCATGGAGCCCAATGTTTTATGGTAACCCACCTGTTGCACCAAGTAATTGGGTTATGCAAATAACATACCCTTCTGATTCAGATTTTAATTTTAATATAACATCAAGAGTAACAGGTGGTACTGTTGTTGCAAGTTCACAAGCATATCGTGGTTTACAGTATTTAAATTTAGGTACCACACTTATAAATAATGATAATTATTTAACAATAAGTGGTGTACAAAATCATAACTTAACCGAAAATGATTATGTTTATTTATATAGTTATATTTCATATAATTCTTTACAAGGTGTTTATAAAATTAAAAACTTAGGCATTGATGGAAATAACCTTAAAAAGGATTTAACTTTAGATGTTATAATAGATCCAACCATGATACCTTTAGGTACAGGTAATTTTGTTAGAATGTATCAACCTTCTGCTGACGACACAAGTTTTAATTCACCATCAAATTTTATACTATCAACTGCCACTGATATAAGTGGAAGTACGACAGGTTCTTTTGCAATAAATGAACCAATATATGCTAGAATAAAAACACCTACACCACACAATCTATTAGTCAACGATTTTGTCGATATAAGAATGGGTGCTTCAGGTTCATTAAATGGTGTATGGAGAGTTTATAATGTTATTGGTGGTACAGGTTCAACACAGTTTATTATTAGAACTAGTCCTTCATTATCACCCGTAACTAAAGGCACAAATTTTAATTACTCAACACCTTACCCAACATTTAGAAAATTAGACGGTACCCCATCAGAATATTACGTTAGAAAATTTGAGGTTATAACTTCAAACGAATACAGTGTATACCCTTGTTCCTACAGTTCCAATATTTACCCTGATACTTCCGATGTTACAATTGGTTCTGTCAACGACACATGGTTATTTCAATTCGATCAAGATATTGATATTAAAAATTTAGTAACCAACAGAAACGGTCCTGTAACCGAAGTATATTATACTATAGTAAAAAGAGCCGGTAAAAACCCTTATATATGGTCAAATGTAACATCCGATTGGGATTATAATTATCAATCCATAAACACTAATTATTTAGGTGGTGGTGCGATAGAATTAATATCACAATATAATTCTACTGGCATAGGTAGTGTTGAAAAAGCTACATCAAGAGTAGAGAGCGTAAATTCTAACGGTGATATTGTGTCTACACCTGGTAGTAAATATGTTGGTGATTTTGTTGATTATAATTCAGCTGAACTATTAGAAAGAACAGTTTCAGAAGTTGTACACAGATTTGGTATTAATACCAACCCTGATGGTGAGGGTTATTATTATAAACCGTTTAAAAAATTAGAATTAAGAAAATATTCTTTAAATATAGAAACGGCAGGACCTAATGAAATTATAGTAGATATACCGACAAATTATGAGACATACCCAGACGGTTCTATAGCTTGGAGAGATTTATTAACTGAAGGTTATTTTGAGGAGGGGTACAATGGTGTTGATTACCCTTTTCTTAATACGGCTCATTATATTTATTTTAATTATAATTTATATGTAAGGAGACAAAAACCTACAGATTTAATAGACCAATCAGCAGCAAGATATATAAAAAGTATAAAAGAAGAATGTTAATAAAATATCAGATAAGGAACGATTTTAAAACAATAACTGCACAAACAATAACGGTTAGTGGTGTAACTAACGTTGCTCAAACGGTATCTATTAGTGCAACTACTGCTAGTAAATTTATACAAGTACCTATTGTAACTGAATTTTACCCTGTAGATTACGGCGAAGATTTAATGGATATTGTTTTAGCCGAAAGAGAAAAGGCCATCAACCCCACATTTGATGCTGAAACAACAAAATATATTTACAATAACCCTTTGGTTAATAATAATCAGGGTTTATTGTTACAATTTAGGTTTTGGGATGATACCACTTCGTCTTATAGTTTATCTTACACCCCACAAACTTTTACAAGTTTAGATATAAATAAAAATAGAAATGGGTTTAAAAAGAGTTTTTTTAGACTATATTTTTATGATACAAATAGTGGTGACACAAATAACTTAATTTTTACTGAAGATTTAAATGTTTATGCCACTGAAAAACCTGTCATACCTTTCAATAGATTATATTGGTTAAGAAATGATGATTTTTTTGTAAAAAATAATACTAATAGAACCGTTTATATGGATGCTAGATTTTTTAATGCTAAAACTGGTAAAGTAGTTAAATTTATAAACATCCCTGCACCACCAATTCCTTCACCCACAGTACCTTTAACCCCGACAGATTATAGTAACCCTAGTAATAGAGATTGGCGTACAAGTGGTATTAATATATTAAACCCTAAATTAAATAACGGTAATTTTAATTTTAACCCCATAGTACCTTTTGGTTCTAATACACCTACGATAATAACACTATCTGAACTTGTTATGCAATAATGGAAATATATAAAAGAAAAGTTGGTTATGAAGATTTTGGTAGAACTGAAAATTTAGTTGTTACTGCTACCACTTTATATTTCCCATTTTTATTGACACAAAATTTTGAAGATATTGGTATATATACTGATACTGACAATCCAGTTTATGAAATTGTTAATTTATCTGGTGTTTGGGATTTAACAGGTAACACGGGAACCGCTTATCAAAAACCTTGTTTAATTTTAAATAACTGTACTATTAATTTTACATCCACACCTATAACTTATTTTAATGCTAATAACGGTACTTTAACGGCAAATGTTTCTGGGTGTGCTTTTGTAGCTAGCCCAACAACTGTTCAATGGACTGGACCTGGAGGTTTCACATCAACCAATTTAACAGCTGGTATGAATAACCTTGCCGCTGGACTATATACGGTAAAAATAACAGATAGTAATTGTGACATTAGTTATGGTACTTATTATCTACAACAACCTCAAAGCTTAAATTTGTCATTAAATTCTAATAATTCACAAACTAATGTAACAACACCTGGTGG